CAAAAACATATTGAGAGCGTCGATAATTAATACTCGTTTCATAGTTTATAACTTCCTGCTATTTTATTATTAATGGTATATACGACGCGCTTGACGCCCACGTGTTTAAGGGCCTCATGACACATGGAACATGGCTTAGAAAGCTTGTAATTGCCTTCTCTTCCCACTCTGGCGACATAGATGGTAGAGCCTTCAGTAATGCTCCGATCAAGCCCCAGAACGGCTCCTAGCTCGGCGTGGAGGGTGGTGCGTCCTTGGTGTTCCTTTTGGAATCTCGACCCAAATGAACAGTAGTTATCCTTATTAAAGGATGCATTTCGAATTGAGCCTTTGACAAGCACAGCGCCATGGCGATAATCAGGAAACTCCGATTGATGCGCCATGCGGCGTGCTAGCTCCATATAGCGTCGAGTCTTCCCCGAATACTGATGGAACCTTTCAGCCCCATAATCCGAATCATACTCCTGTGCTGTCGTAGACACAAGCCCTCCCACAAGCTTATACTTAAGTATAACGCATTACGGAAAGCCTGTCAAGCATTTTTATTCAGGATCAGAATAGAACTGATCGGCCGAGCCCTCTCTCTTATCGAACTTCTGAACCACCTCATCATCCATTAGTTGCATGACGTGGGCCCGAAACTCTTCGTCGGTCTGCACAAGTTCAGCCCACTTGGATGGTTGAAACTTCTTCTCATATCCGTCGGCCATGGCCAAGGTATACCATGCTCCAGCACTCTTCATGCATTCGGATCCCTTGACGGCATCAAACCACGACTCCTCGTCGCGAATTCCGATATTGTCTGTCCCCCATAAGATGCGGAAGGCGCAGGTTCTACCTTGCGTCCCGAAGCGAGATTTCTCTAGCTTTACCTTAACCTCTGAGCCAATGCGGAAGCCCTTTTCATCCTCGATAAAGGCCGCTTTGGCCTTGCGTCCTGTCAGCCAGATTCGCAGAGAATAAGAATAGTGCATCGCCTTTCCCCCTGGTGTCATGTAGGGGGTGGTCATAGCAATGATTCGTGCGTTGGGTCCACTGGGGATATTCGTCTTAAGCTGGTTCAATACCAAAAAAGTTGCCTGCTTGTCAGCAATGGGAATAATCAGCTTTGACATTCCCTTGGCGAGAATGCGGGCCTTTACTGCCATTGAAGACTGAGGATTAAAGTCGCCCTCCACGTCCGATACTGATGGCGTTAGCGCCAGAGAGTCCCAGATAAACAATAACTGTTCATCTGTTGCTCCCAACAGTTCTTCCACGGTTTCTAACACAAACTCGACAGAAGATGCCTGAACGTACATTAAACGCTCTAGGTCACACCCTGCGCGCTCCAAGAAGCCCGGGTCGATGGCAGACTCAGAATCGAAGTAGACGACCATCTTGCCCGTTTTCTGGGCGTTTGCGGCTACTTGCGCAGCCATGTAGGATTTACCAGTACTCTCTAACCCCGCTAATTCCGAGACTTTCCCGACAGGGATGCCGGCCACTTTCCCCTTGCAGACAATAGAATCCAACCAGCGAGAGCCGGTGGGGATCCATTCCTTTACTGCGGTGGGGTTGTCGCCAGTTAAATCATGTGCGACATTTCTGCCGGCTTTCTTATTGACAAGATTCATTAAATCTTGCATCGATACTCTGCCGGCCTTTGCTTCTTTGGTTTTTCTTGCCATTCTTTCTCCTTGTTTATGCCGGGGGGTACAGCGATTCATCACGAGCAAACTGCATGAGATTGGTCTTCGTAATATCAATCTCGTGAAGCTCCCACTTCACATACTTGTAGGACGTGGTGCGGCCGCGATTCTTGTGTTTAAAGACCTCGTTCCACTTGGCCATGAGGGCTGCGGCGCCGTATGTGGCATAGTTGTTGGACGAATCAAAATGAAGGGCCGGCGACCAATTAGTGATCTCTTTAAGTTCCGGAGAACTCTGACAAACCAGTTTCATAAATTCACCAAGACGCTTAGCACCTTCTTGTCCGTTGGGGATACGATTTTTGCTCACATAAATAAAAGCAGTAATTGCCTCCAATACCGAGACTGGGATTTCATCGATTCCTACAAAAGTTGCCTTGATAAGATCAACCGCCGCAGAGACATTGGGGGCAGATTTCTCTCCCCACTGTACTCCCTTGTGATCTCCCCCAGCAACACGAATTACGCGCTGCAGGGTGGGGATCCCCTCGATAAGGGGCGTTGCCGCGCTCTTGTTAAGGTAATCTAAGCTAAAGCCGCTCGAATTTGCGATACTCCATGTATCACAGGCTACCTTGTGGCGCGAGTGCTTCTTGTCCAATAACTGCTGCAAGAACTTATCGTATGAAGAAATTGCCGCATTATACTTATCTTGTGCGTTGAATAAGCGGCGGCTGTCTTCAACACTTTTAACTGCGCGCACCGAGGCGGGTACCATAAAAATATCGTTAAGGTATGCTGCGGTACCGCGACCACCGCCATCGCGGATGATATATACACCTTCATCAATGATATAATCTACATCCACGGGCTGAAATTGCATGGGATCGAACTTCTTTGCGATTCCCAAAATCTTGCTCCGACGTGCTCGCTCAGTGAGGGCATTCCGTTGTCCCCAATCCTCGCGAATCTCCGCTTTACGAATATCAAACAACACAGGCTTATAGTCATCGTGATAAATACCATCAAACGATGGCACTTCCATGGGGCCCTTTTTTGCTCTCCACTCGTTAAATTCTTCCAAAATGGATGAGTTGTCTTTAATATTTTGTTCGATAGTATATCGAATTCTCTTCTTGGAGGTTGCCTGTCGATATTGTGACGTCACCGGGGACGTATATTGAGGTGTAAGTTTGGCCATTTTTTCTCCTTTTAAATTATATAAAGTGGCTTGGTGTGAAGCAATATCACACCTATATTAAGATAACAGATCTATATCTGTTTGTCAATAAACTGTTTAAAAATGCGGCACCCTATTTTCCCGACCGGGGTGCCAGCGGTCTCGCACAAGCCTACTTCGTGGCCATCAACTCATCAAACGCTCGGTCCACATCGTTTTTGTTGTTATTATATTTAGTGGTTTCCTTCGAACGCGATTCTGCACTTCCATCGCCAGCAAGCTGTTCATCAAGAATAGCATCGATCTGCTGTGGCGTATGATGCTCAAAAAGAGAATCAAAGTCAGGGATGCCATCAAGGAGGGCGGGGATGGCTTCCTTGTCTTCCAAAAGCGGGGAAGTGTTACGACGCATCTTTAGGCTTGTCTGGGGATAGGCCCCTGGAGTAGTAGGCTTCGTGTATGTCAGGGCGATATCTGTTCCCTCTAGAGAGTCAGTGATATCACCGTAATCTGGGTCTAGAATATAGCCCAGAAGATTTTCGTATGCACGCTTACCATATCCGTAAATCTTTACGCCTTCATCTTCTCGGCCACGAATAACGACCGGAGAGAAATAGCGCGCACGAACGAATAGAGACTTAGCAAGCTTCTTGCTCTCTTCATCGTTGGTGCTTGTACCTTCCTTCCATAAGGCAGAAGCAAACTCGCAAATCGAACAGTTTTCGCCAAAGTTGCGCTTTGGGCAAACGATTCCTCCGCGATGTTCCCCTACATTGTAGTGGAAATACATCTCCTTAAGCGGATCGCCATCGGACGACGGGACAATTCGAATGTCCTGATCTCCTTCATCGGGCCTGAACCAGGGCGATTGCTCCTTATCATACTCACCCCGTAATTGGGAGAGCTTCTTTCTCATTAGTTCCATATTGATTGACATTAGTCTTTTCTCCTTGTGTTGTTATTAAAGTATATCAAGCTTTCCTTGATATCTAATGTATCACTCTTGCCCTATCTTGTCAAGAGTTTTTTGTTGTTGTATCGCGTTTGTATGGGCCACGACAAACCCAAAGTCTTTTCCGTGATCGGTCTGATATATTGCATATGATACCTTGCGGAAGGCATTCCTGGGTTTTGACTTCAGAATGTCCACAAGGCGCTTGTGCAACGCGCCGTCGTTCTCTAGTTTTTCCTTATTTATACAGAAATAATAACACACTTGGCGCTTCATGTCAAGGTCAAAAAACCATTTTTCTGCAACTTTTTGTGGTTCGATCAGTCCCACCGTGCGGATGCGAAAGGTTTCCTCGGGCTTTGCCATTACTCCAATTTCGGGTTCGTTGTGAGCAAAATAATTTAAATAATGACAGGTCGAAACGATGGAGGAATTGAGGTGATCATAATATTTTTTGACGGGGACGTTCCCGACGGCCAATTCTAACTGAGGATTAGAAATCAATGTAATAGAATTAAACATCCCCGAACGCGCATATTCCTGTAGAACCCCAAAGGTTGTATTTTCCAACAGTGCTGGGATGCCCGTAAGAAGTGTTATGTCGGGCTTAATATAGAAGAGATCGATTTTTTTAGTGTTGATTTGCTGGATGACCCCCAGCGCGTAGTTCGAACTAAAGGAGGAGCCTATCACAAACACTTGTACGTGCTCATCAATTTTAGAAAAGTACTTGGTAAGATCGGGGATGTTTTTCTCATATTCTTCAGGCGTTTCGAACCGCTTCAGTTTGCGTTTGCGGCCTGCACTTCTCTTGACTTTGTCATTAAGCACATATACGTTATATTGCGGAAAATCATTGAATTTCTGCGCAATGGCCGAGGCGCCATTTCCAATACCCACAATCGAGATCATAGCGTTAAATTTTCCAATTCGTAGTAATTGGCGCCAGCCTTCAGATTAACCATAAACGTATCGAGCCTGTTGGTTGCAAACGTGTTTTTGATTTCTTTGAGCAAATCTCTATCCTCCAGCGCAAAGTCGATCACCACTTCATCATGAACAATGTGGGATATACATGATTTTCTACCCTCCAACATCTTTTCAATGGCAATCGCCCTGTCGATTACCAGATCCGCTGCTGTGCTTTGAATCAGATAATTGAAGGCCTTCCAATTGCTCACTTGAATATGGCGCCCGAAGATAGTATTAATATAATCACCATCGTAGTACTTGGCAAGCACTTTTTCACGATCATAGTAATTTGTTTGGAGGTAGGTTGACTCAGGATTATAGAACCACGCAAAGAACATGGTTTTGGCTTCTTCGCGCGACATGTGGCGATCTTCAAAAATATTTTTAATGTTCCACTCATGGACATCTTCTTGCGGTTGAGGCTCCCCGTTGAGAGCCAGAAGGGTGCGTAGTTCTGCGCCATTATAATCCAACGATATAAACCAATCATTGTGAGGCTTAATAAGTTGGCGAAGTTCTTTGCGCATTGTCAAAATAGGAAAAGACTGAGGATGAGTAGAAAGACGACCAGTTACAGTTCCAAAGAGATTATAGTGGATGCGAGCAGGGCCCTTAAGAATCTTTTGCGAAGCTGACCGCATAAAGCTATTTAAAAATAACTTGTGCGCACCGACATTATTTAAATTTAACTCTCTATATTTAAGTTTGAACAAGAGCTTTTGCGCGTGGTTCATATAATCATAATGCTCGGGCTTTGGATAGGTATCAAAGACATGCGCTGTAATTTGATTTTTAATCTCGCAAAATTTAACCAAAAAGTCATGGGGCACCAAATCAAAAAAACAATGATCATCAAAATTAATCTTTGCAATATTAAAAGATTTCATAAAGGCACGCATTTTACGCTGGGCTTTTTCCCATTCTGGGGCAAGAGAATCGGGGCATACTTCATCAAGCGTTTTCCCCCCACAATATAGCCATGCATATTCCACCCCTTCGTCGGCCACAGAACCGGAATATTTCCATGATTGGGTAAGATTCGGGGGCGTCTCATCAAACCACAATTGCCCATCTGCATATACCCCAATGCACTCGTCTTTGTCATCAAGACTCTGGAAGATCAATTAGTACTCCGGTGTTGTAGTTACTACTTTAACACGTTGGACGTAGTCTGTCAAGGACCCACGGTAATCATATGTCTTATTAATAATGGCTGCAAAAGTTCCGAGGGAGGCCATTGTACTTTCTTGCTGTGCATATGCGATGCACTCATGTATTATCTGTTCTTGTTCGATCTCTGAAAATTGCGCTTCTTCTTCTATAAACCGTGTTTGCATATAGAGTCTCATAAAGTATTCGTCGCTATATCTAGACAAAAAGGTGGCTGGCGTATAGGTTTTTGGGGTGATAGTTTTAAACATCTTTTTGCCTGTTCGCTGACAATATGTTTCTACAGTATAAAATTTGGGGCGTACGCGATTATACGCTGAAAGAAGAGAAATTTTAAACTTTTCATAATAAGCGGTAAAGGCTGGGGCATAGAGGCCCATTAAAATGGAGCCCGTGCTGTCATATCCATATTTTAAGGCATAAGATATCATGGCTGTGGAGCCAATGTCTGCCACCAGACGCCACGGTGCATTAAGATCTACTAAAAATCCATAGCTCCGACAAGCATTTAAAAAGAACTCCCAATTAGGGCTATTCATAAACTGAGTTATTTTG